TCTGAAGCTGAAGCAAAGCGTCTACCTTCTTCAACAATCTTATCCATTAAAGCTGCAAGCACTTGACTTGGTTCTTTATAAGGCAACATCATTATGTTATCCCTAATTGAACCAGAAGGAGCATCTACATCACGGAACTCTCCGGGACCAATTGGTGTGTCATCACCTTTAATTCGTAAACCTCTGGCTTTAAATCCGCCCGGTAAGTTTGATAGTGTACCTGCATCAACTAACTGACGAAGAAGCATAGTTCCTGATTTAGCGAAGCCGCCAATTAAATGTATTAGACCAAAGCAATAAAAACCAAACCCTGGGATGTATCCATAATGAACAAAATGCTCACGACGTTTTTTTAGCTTATCATCTTGCTTCCAATTACGACGTATAGCTAATATTTCTTGCGTGCCTTTATCAATAGTAACTACATATGGAATAGCTATTCCTGTTTTACCTTCTTTATCTTCATCTTCGTAACCTTCTAAGTCCAGGTTAACATTCATTTCTAATATTTTGTATCTATCATCATTAGTCGCATCAAAACCCATTTGCTCCGCAATCTTTTTTTCTACCGCATCTAAGTCATATGATGGCTCACCCAGTTCTATGTCACGATAAAAACCCATTTGTTGTAAAGTGTGAATTTCTTGTTCGGTCTTTCTCATAACATGAGTTACGCGTGGAGCTGTTTCTAAATTAGAAGAACCATATGGTACAACCATATCTTCAGCTGGCACAAATATAGAAACTTGTCTTTCTAATGCTGGGTCATAATAAACTTTTTTAAATGCATTACCCGCTAATCCTAGACCCCATAACATTCTTTCATGCTCAGGTCTATACTCTGGCATTTTATCCATGAGTTGATAGTTCATGTTTTCTTGAACACGGTGAGATGCTTCAATACACTCTGGAGTTTCTTTACCTATAATAGATGTTTTTACCGGGCCTGCTGCAGGGAAAGTTTCCATCATTGTTTCTGCTTGGAATTTAACTAATGCTTCGGAGAGTAGAGGGTGATACACAGCACATGCACCTTCCCATGGTTCAGATCTTTCTTCTATCTTAAGTCCTAATAGCTCTAAGCCATCAACATAAGTTTCTAACCAATCTTTTCTAGAGTTAACGTCATTACTAAAATCTTCTAGCAGGTCTGATGACAATTCTGTTAAGTACTTTTCATCTAATTCTTCAGCTAAGTTTTTATTAAACTCTTCGTCTTCCATTGCATCTGCATCAATAACTATTTCAGTATCCCCAATATTAATAGTTACACTTTCAGGATCTTCTATTTCTATTTCAATAGGTTCTTCTGATTCAGCCATCTCGTCTATTCCGACTGGAGCTGCATATAATCCTTTATCTACGTCTGCCATAATTTTATCCCTTCGCTCTTTTTTTTGCTGCTTGTGATAAGTCTTTAAAATGTACTAATTTCTTTGATGTTTTTGTGTGAGCTTTATTTGTGTGTAGTGTACCATCTGACATCTTATGAGATGAACCCTTATGTTCTTTTCCGTCTTTTGTATAATGTTTAACGCCTTTCATAAAATTTCCTCTGCTTATAATGTGTAGTGTTTCTTCTGACCACGACCTCTAAATAATTTTGGTTCATCCTCTTCATCGTTCGGCAATCTTATAAATCCGCCTTGTCTAAAGCGAGCTAATGCCAAAGTAGTGGAATCAACTAAGTCATCATTAGCTCCACTTGGAAAATCATTACATTCTTCTATTACTTCTTTTGCCCATCGCCTATCGGGAGCCCATACAACACCCCCGCTAAACAAATCTGATACAGCATTTACCCGACTTATCTTGTCTTGGCCTTTCCCCGGAGTGAACTCACCCACTGGAATACCCATTCTTCTAAATTCTTGGTATAGCGCTGCACCATTAGATTTCTTTTCTACTATAAATGCATCGGGTTCCCAATCTTGATACTCTTCTAAACATAACTGCTTAAGTTCTGGAAATTCTAATCGCTTTTTTATGGCGTTAAGTAATATTATAGCGTAATTATTTGTTTCTTCGTTAAAAAATACACCCCACGTCGTCAATGCGTTGTAATCCGCTCTAGTATTAGCTTCTTGCGCCGCGTCTAATGTCATTATTATAAACTCACAGTCTGGTGGATCTTCTTCTTCCCATATGTTCCACCATTCACGCTTTATAAGTGCCCCTTCTTCTGAAGTTGGGTTCTGCATGTACTGTGCGTTCCAGTATCTTAGGTCTAGTGCAGCTTTTTTACTCTGTAATTCTTCTAACGGCCAAAACTCTGGCCATAACGCTCTTTGTTCACCTAGCTTATCTTCTATTATAGCCGGAAACTCTACAATTTCCCAGTCATCTACGTCGTCATTCTTAATCATCTGGTTAACTATCTGTCCTGTCAGGTCTAATTTAGACCATCTAGTCATAACAACAATAATAGCACCGCCAGGCATAAGGCGCTGAATAGGACCAGATTGAAACCATTCCCAAGCCGGTAAGAACACTTCTGGTTTACCCAGTTTTGCGTCTTGTTCCGAATGCGGATCATCAATGATAAACAAATCTGCACCCCTACCTGCCAACGCACCGCCAACTCCGATAGCAAAGTACTCGCCATCATAATTTGTACCCCATCTCGAAGCCGATTTACTATCTGATTGAAGCTCAACATTTGGAAATACCTCCTTATACGGGTCTGAGCCTACTAAATTCCTAACTCTACGACCAAAATTAACCGCTAAATCAGCGGTATGAGACGCCATAATTACTTTTTTATCTGGGTGTTTGCCCAAAAACCAAGCGGGTGCTAGATATGAAATCAATTCTGACTTGCCATGTCTAGGCGCTATGTTAACAATGACTCGTTTCTTCTTACCGTTTGCTATATCTTCAAAAATCTTAGCCAATCTTGCGTGGTGAGCTCCCACTTTATAGCCAGGATACACTTGGTGAACAAAATCTAAAAAAGTATTTTGACTTTTCTCGATAGATTTTACCTTGTCTAATTGTTCCAACATGGTATGTAGCTCTAACTGTTCATGTTTAGGTAACGAAGTTAACTGCGTTAGTGCTTGCTGTAATTCTGTGTCACTTAATCCCGGAATATCTAGGTTCATTTAGTTAACTTCGTCATCAGCAGAGCCAACTTCTTCATCTATACGTTCAAATGATGTGTCTATAGTTTTGTTTTCTCCGAGCAATTTATATATTTTAGCTTTGATTTGGCTTTCTAGATCTTCGGTAGATGAATGCTTAACGCTTATTTCTGTCTTTTCACTAAACAACCCAACGTCTGAAATTTTACCTAGCAATTCTAAAGCTCTAAGTCTGTGTCGAGCATCGGTGTGTCCCGTGTCCTCTATTAATTTGTTTGTGATAAATCTACGTAGTTGCACGGCCTCGTCAATAACCTGATGATCATAGTCATTTATCATCTGATATAAGTGCTGAACTGTTGCGGGAGTTTGTAAGTGCTTATTGGTTACAGCGTTTAACTTAGCGTCAACCTCTGGATTGGTAAAAGCCTTAAATAAGCCTTCCGCATCTATTTTTTCTTCTGTGCTTGTTGGAATTTCAGCGCCGGCGTCCATCAAAACTTTAGCCGTAGCGGCAGCTACCTTAACTTTGGAGTTAAACGTAGTTGGTTTTTCTTCTTCAAAGTCATCAGGCAGAGGTGTGTTGTCCTCTGGTATAACTGTTAGCGGCATGTTGTACCTCATTCATTGCGCATCAGATGCGTTATTCTAATGAGTATAACTAACTAATTAGACAAAGGCAATAAGCAAACAGTAAAAGAAAAAACATTGTGTATATAGATATATTATGCATTTGCATATTTTACCTGGGTTTATTTATTCATGTGGCAGTGATACTCATTCGCGTTTGAAAAATTTTTTATAATTATTTTTTTAATAGGCCTTTTATTTTAGGGGTGGGGGGGTTCTGGACATTGTCTATGCACAAACCCCGAAAAAGTTCTATTATTTGCGTGGGGTTCACTGTATAGAGCGTGAGGGAGTCCCAAATTTAAAATGCGTGTGTGCCCCCCCAGTACCCTTGCTGTCACCGCGTTTCAAAAACTTGACAATGTGTGCTTTGTGTGCTACGGTCATGGTTAGTCATGACAAGGCGATGAGCTGTGAGCCAGTCATAGTGCGGAGTTCCAAGCGTTGTGCTCTGTATCGCTTGATACGAGAGGGATTCCATCGGGTTCACTTTGCGAATGGTGGTTCGCGAAGTGAACTCATCATTGTTTTATATCGAATGGACATTGTCTAGTT